CTTCGCCGGTAGCCTTTTCAGGGGCGGCGTTGTCCTCATCGGACAATTCCTCTTCTGCGGTCGCGTCATCCGCGCTCTCGGCAGGAATTCCAGCTTTCTCGCGCGCACCGACCAGGGATGCGACGGCGCTCTCGGCAGAGTCGAAACTTGCCGGCGCATTGTCATCGAGGGTGATTGCGGTTACGGCAGGTGTAGTGTCTTCACCGCCAGCGGCGGTTTCTACATCACTCATGGATTGTCCTTGGGTTAACGAGCGCTCAGAAACGACAACAAGCCGTTGTTCTGGGCGCGATCATCAAACAGCACTCGACCATTCGGGGCTGCTAACTGGTCGTTTGGAGTCCATTGCGGCGCGTTCGCAGGAGCCCACTGACTTTCATTTGAAAACGTCTGATGCTGCGGCGTTTTCCAGAAATCCGGATAGTGCAACCGGCTATCGTTTGGATCGACGGCTGACTGAGCCTTTGGATTGCCCTGCTGAAGCCCTTGATAGAACCCACGCATGTCGTAGTCTTGTGGTGCCGTGGAGTTCGGATCGGTCGGTACATTGTTCTGTGCCACCCACTGCCGATATGCGAACTCATCCAGCGGGCTAAGCGCCGTATTGTAGCTTGATGCAGGCTGGCGACCTGCAAGCATGGGGTTCTGGGCCGGTTGCTGAGCAGCGAAGATTGGCGGCTGAAAGGGATTGTAGAGCTGTTGCATTAGCTCACCTGATCCCAGCGCCTGGCGCGCTCGGCAGTCTCGGCAAGCTGCCGCAACTCAGTGGCCGCCAATGTGCCATTGTTCATGATCGAGGTGAGATGATCCCTCACCTTTCCGACGACGTTGATCGCCAGAAACAGCTTTTCCCGGCCAGATACGTCATCAATCGTGGTTAGGCGCCACGCCTGCGTATAAGCAGCTTCCAGCGAGGCAAACGCTTCGGCCAGTAGATCGTGCTCAAGCAATTCCTTCGCGCGGGCGCCCTTTACTGCGTCCTTCTGGAGCTTGATTTCGTCGGTCATGTATCGGACCAATCAGTGAGGGCCATCGCGTCTTTTGCGAGCTCGCGACCGATCATCTTGGCCTGCATTTCGTTCGCTTCTGGCAGGTCCCGGTAGATCCGGAAAGGTTTTGCCCTTATCACGCGGCCATCCGCTCCCAAGACGGCTAGCTGATAGTGCTTTTCTACCGGAGGCTTGCCGAACCAATAATCGAGCCACGCGGAAATCACTTGCTAACCTTCGGGCTCGGCTTGTTCTTCATCTGCTCAAGCTTGGCCTGATGGGTCGCGTCGTTATGTTCCATCTTGGTATCGTGAGCATGAGCAGTTGCGACCATGTCCATGACAGTCTCGGCCATGTGAGCATGGTGCTGCTGCTGGTCGTTGACCGACTTGCGCTCCATCTCCAGCGCCTTCAGATGCGCGTCGATGACCTTAAGCTTTGCGTCCATCTCGGCCTTGAACTGCGCCAACTGGGCTGCGTCTTTGGCCTTCTGCTGATCGAGCTGGGCCTTCATCGCCAGTTCTTGCTGGTCGTTCTGAGCCTGAGCCTGGATCGCCATCACCTTCGGATCAGGCGGAGGCGGTGCCGGCGGGTGAAGCAGCTGCCCAGTCTGAGGATCTTTCGCGTCAGGATCATTGAAGAACTTGTCAGGGTTCTTGTGGCCCATGATCCGCGTCAGTTCGGCCGCGGTGTTGTAGAGCTCCTTGTCGCCAACCAGGTTGCTCTTGCCGCCGGCAAGCAATTCCTTCTGAACATTCCCCAGCGCCATGGTCTGTGCGAACTGCTGGGCCTTCCCGCCCGTTCCGAGACCGACATTGATGGTCATGTCGTCGCGGTTCTTCCATTCCCGCGGATCGACCGGAACCCATTTGTTGCGCAAGCGTACGGTCTGCTGTTGCTGGCCATGTTTCCGGATCGTGCCATGGAGCAACGCGAAGATGTCCCGAACACCCTCCGCAATGATGCGCGCGATCAGCTTTGTTCGCATCTGCGAGGCAGAGAATACCTGCGCCACGGCCGTAGCCGATTGGTTCTGCAAGGCGTTCGCGTCGATGCCCTGAGATTGCTGGCTCAACCCTGTCCGCTGCTCCCGCACGGAGTCGAAATACTGAATTGCAGGGTACACACTTGCCGTGATGTCAGGCACAACTTGCCAGTTCAGGCCGCCCGCCGTCTTGGTCCGCACCACACCACCCGGCCGCGAGACCAACAAGTCATCGAGCGTATTGGGCCCGGCATTGGCTTCCGACACCTCAACCCGAGGGTTATTGTGCAGATAGAGGTTATCCAGTGCGCCGCGGATCAGCGCGGTCTTGATGCGCTGGATGTCCATGATCAGGTCGGCAATCGATCGACCAAAGAACCGATGCGGCTGCGGAACCGGGCACGTCGCAGCGAACGGAATGGCGTCGATCGGGGTAATTGCAGGCTTCCCGTCCTTGTTGAGGATATCGCCCTGCGTTCCTGCCGTGATGACTTGGTAGAGACACGCCCGGCCGTTCCCCTCGTAGTCAAGCCGGATATAGTGCTCGGTGACCTTAACGAGCCGCGCAGCCTTGTTGGACGACGCCGAAACCGTGTTGAAGTGCTCTCCGACCGTATCGCGGGAAAGCGTCTCAATCTCGGTATTGCCGGTGTAGTCCTCAAGACCCATCACCTGCTCTTCGTCAAAGCCCTCGTCAATCAGTTGGCTCTGGGTCTTGGTGACGATTTCGTGGAAGCAGTAGTTGCAGGTCTTGATATCGCGGGCGCCGCGCTCGATACCGAACTCTTCCGGTGGTACGCCCAGCACCTTGGCCTGCGCGAGCTTGCGCGTGGTGACAATGGTCACGTCGTGCATCATCGGGGCCTGAAGGCCCTGCAGGCTGGCGTCGGGCGAGATGGCGTCCATTACAGATGGACCCACGTCTTACGACGCAAGATATCGCTGATCAGCGCTTTGCTAACGCCGAATTCACCAGCCATTTTTCCCATCGAAACGCCGCCGACAGCATACCTATCCCTGATATGTAAGACCTGCTCGCTGGTTAGTTTTGCCCTGCCGTTACCTTCGCCTCTGCGGAGCTGCTGTCCTCCACGCCCCTTTGCCTCGCGATCAGCAATGTTATCCAACTGCGTACCAAGGAAGAGGTGATCAGGTCGAACGCAAGCCCGATTGTCGCATCGATGGAGAACGCAAAGATCCCCGATCTCGCCGCAATACAGATCATATGAAACACGGTGGGCTTTCAGCATTTCGCCTTTTCGGCCGCCAACCCTGAATTGCCCATATCCCAGCTTTGTCTTGGACGCCGACCATTCCCAGCAACCTTCTGCCGCGTCAGTCTTGCGTACCTTCGACCAGAATCGCTCCTCAAGCGTCGTCACTGGCTAATACCCTCGTTCTGCTTTGAGCCTAGAGGATAAGCGCTATGCGCAACGATTTCCATCATTCCTTCTGATTGCTGAACAGCGAGAGACACCAGCGCGAACTGATCATCGGTTAGTGAATAATAGGTCTCGCGCTCTTCCTGCTCGCGCTCTTCCCACCAGATTTTCACAATCCCGACTTTGCTCAGGAGCGCGTCCTTGATGAAGCCGTATAGCACCATGAAGCCGGGATTGTTCTGCATGAACACATGGTTCACGTAGTCGGTTTCCTGCTCGGCGGCTTCCTCATCTTCGGGCCCAACAGGCTCGAACCTGACAACCTCGTCAGAACCGGCGAAGATGTCCATGAGCGCCGGCATCAGGCCTTCGATGGTATCCGCGACGTCAGTTGAGACCGCCTGCGATCGGCCATCGGGGACAGGCATGTCCTGCGACATGTCCCCGAGATAGTATTCCATCGCCGTCGCGCGATCTTGGCTAAGCTGGGCAGCTACAAGCGCGGCCAATGCGTCGGACTTTTCGGCCGCTAGAACCGATTTCAGCTCTACCAGATCCATCTTCGCCATCAGGCGTAGCCCATATTGGCGTATTGGAGCGTTCGGTTGAAGCCAGTGTTCACGATCTTGGTGTCCAATGTCATCGCCAGATAGCGGAACGCATCGGCCGCGTGGCTCGTCCAGTCATGAACGGGGCGCGGCTTCAACGCTTGCAGCTTGTCATCGTATTCAGCGCGATAAAGCTTAAGCGCATCCAGTCCGCGAACGCACTTTCGAGCATCGAACCAGCAACGTGGAATGACAGTGCGAACCGCATTAATTCCATCTTCCACCCGATGCATGGGAGCGATCGTCAGGTTCTTCAGCCCAAGGCTTTCCAGAACTTCCAGGCGGCTTTTGCCCGTTCCCAGCTCTTTAGCTTGGGCGTCGTGCGGGACGATGTGGCCGGCGTAGATGTAGTTGCGCTCGAGCAGCTCCCTAACATAGTGACCCAAATCGGCCCCAGTGGCTTCGTAAAAGTCGATGATGTGAATTTCACGACCAATGACTTGGGCGAACCAGATAGCAGTGCTGTCACGGATTCCGAGG